AAACTATATCGTTAATACTGCTGAACACAAGCATGCGCAGGCCGAACAATTTGGCTTTTTTAATAATTACAATCATCAATACAAACTCGTAAATCACGATTTCAAGCCGGGTAAAGAAGAGCCGGAATATGAATCCACGCCTCTTGATTTCATGCAAAAAGGATTAGGTAACGGGATGGGTGCTTTAGCGCGCCCGTGGGATGAGATAGGCCAAGCGTTTCACGAAACCGCACCCGGTGTGTTCTTCACAGAACACGAATCAAAGAAACTCTTCCCAAGCGCGCTTGAAGAAAGTAAGGGAATGAAGAGAGAGCAACCTCACATGCAGGGATTTCAATACTCTAAAGACATGAGCAACGCGGAGAGAATAGAACATAAACAGTCCTTACTTCGCACTATGAATCATCAAAACTTAAGTAGCGAAGAGAGAGATAACGCGGAGGCGAGATTGGATAATGGCGAACGGGTGGAACTTGAAAGGTTTGCTATCCCGCGCGGCTCAAAGGACACACAGACCAAAATAACTCAACGCAATATGAAGTTATCGGGAGAGACTGAGGAAGAATCTCAAAGACAATGGGAGAGTTACCTCAAGGCCAACCCTTCAATATATCCCGCATCGCCCGGATTAGGATTCATGGGTTGTTTGTTACCCACAGACCTTGATTTCCCTATGGGTAGTCTGCTCTCCGCAGAACCGAAGAGCCTCCTCGGTGACAGTTATCATCCTCAATCCACTCATGAAGCGTTGCGATTAGCGGCGATAAGACGAAAAGATGATGGTAGGACTTTTCATTCGCAAGGTGTGGTTTATAGTAACTTAAATATGGCTACCGAGAAGAAGGGAGTTTACGACCATAGTTACAATACTAATACTACACAAGATGATAAAAAGCGACGGTTGGCGAGAAATAACCTTCTTTATTCAAAACCATATATCGGCGCATCGGCGCACACCGAAGAAGATTTACAAGAGCATGAGGCGCGTATGAAAGACCCCAAGAGTGTATTTACATCAAAACATAAGGATGTGTTAGGTCGCCGAGACGGTGATATGGTTGGGGAATTGACGGGTGACGAAGGTAAGGGTCACGCTAATCATCTTGATGATTATGGCACTTCTGTATATGACTATGATGACTACCACCATGCTAAGCGAGAGCATGAGAAGGGTGAAATTTTACGAATCAACCCTTTACAGAAAAAATCATTCAAAGGTATTGGAGAGTTGAAACAACACATCAATGAAATATATCACACGCCGGAAGGTAAACCGTTTAATCAGTTAAGTGATAGAGAACAGAAAAGAATACTTGCCGCCGCGCACAAAGAGGAGTTTCACGGTCACTATTTTAACTACGAAGATGAATTAAAAATGTTTACTTCAAAACCCTCGGCTAAAGAGCATTACGATGCCGCTTGTAAAAATATACGAGATAAGATTAAAGAAGCACATAGGGAAGGTAAAGAAGATATTGCAGAATTACTAACAGGTAAATTACATGAGCAAATGTCACACGCTTTCAAAACCACAGGTAAAAACTCAACACCGGACGCGGGTGAGAGATTGCAACACGAGGCAGAACACTTCGCCCAAACTCATGAAGCGACAAAATTAGCGATGGAGGTTTTTCATCCTCTTATTGAGAAACTCCGACCGGGCAGTTTCAACACAAAGACCGCGAGAGAAAGTAATCAAACTCATGCTAATTTGGCTGTTGCTTACAATACGGCTGAAAAGTTCATGCGTGATAACACACCCGAAGAGCGCAGAAAAATACTTGAACATGGTAAAATGCATTCAATATCGGATGGTCAAGTGATGTCAATGAAAATATCGGAGGTTGTGCCTAAAGAACTGATAGATAGAGTTGTGAACTTCACTGTCCCGCGCATGACATTCAAGGTGGGTAAAGAACCCCTACCCAACGCCACTTCTCACTTCAAAGAATTAGAAACGAAAGGGCAAGATGTGACAGGGGGGCATGTATTAGAGGCTTTCATCAATGGGGATATTGGAAAGCAAGACCCCGATATGGCTAAACAATATAAAATCATGCAAGCAGTAATCAGCAGGGTTCGCGACTCCTGTAAAAACAAGAACGACAATGAAGAGTTGATACATAGATTATACGCGCGCTACATACCTCACGATGATGTAAGTGGTGAACCTATCAAGACCTACATGAGAACGATTCGTTCCGGTAACAAAACAAAACAAGAACTACACCCTAAAAATGATTTTATTCACAACCGCGGCAGTCATAATCACGACAGAACGCACCTTGCTGATGACGGAATGGCTGTCAAAATACGAAGTGGTGGAGAGGGTGTTCACCCATACGAATACGGAGGCAAAGATAATCGCATCATCACTCAAAAAACAGAAATTAAGGCTCTTGATGCTGTGTTAAGTGATGTTAAATCTCAAACACAAGGAACTTCATACGCTATGGATTTATCGGATGAGTTTAATTTGCTCCCGAATAGCAAAAATGCGTCTTTGAAGAGATTACCAAAAAAGTTGGGTTGGATATTTGAGAGATTATCACAACCGACCGAAGCAAAAGGCGCAAGCAAAGCCTCACCCGCAGAATACCAACAGCAGAAAGTCGGCGGTAGCCACCCTTCACACGCGCCACTACCTGCTAATAGCGATTGTTTAGGTAGTAAAGACAATGTTGGCACAGTAATAAATCCTAATTTCACAACGCGCAATCTCGGAAATGGTCATATGGCGTTAGACGACCCTACAAAGAATCATCACCATCAGCAAAACTCACAACATTATAGTAAGGTTGATATGAATATGCTCAAGGATGTGACCGGCGGTGCAGGTCTTCCTCAATACGACCATAATGTTCAATACAAAGGCGATGAGCGACAACCTCTTCAAATAACAGAACAGACACCCGATACCATGAATCCCGACTACAACGCCTCACGGATAGCCGCGGATGCGTCTATCGGGGAATCACAAGACTTCATCCAAACTTGCTTTGATAGAGTCACAGATGATACTTTGATTTTCAAAGATGATGGGCGACCTGTTCCTATCAAATCAATGCATAGAATTTTTGACCTTAGCGATTTGAAACATCTTCGTGGGTTCAGCGGAGATTGGATTGCGTCACACATCTATCAAGGTGAGCCTGTTATACTCCAAAAGAAAGGTAAGAAAGTCAAAGCATACAACGCTGATATGAAATTAGTGGAGTTAACTGACGAGATGCAAGGTGAGATGAGCAAGGTGAGCGAGAAGGACTTCGTAGTTCACGCGATTATTGATGAAGAAAAAATATACTTTGTTGATTTGCTTGAAGCGGCTGATGAGAAAACACACAACATGCCTGCTAAAGACCGAGTGCGACACTTACGCGCACACTTTGAATCGTCGGAACATATCAAGATGCCCGAACCTCCTAACACAAAGCGCGCGGATGATGAAGGGTTAGAGGTAGCAGTATCGCTACTCCGTCAAGAATCTCCGTGTGATATTCTATTGCGTGACGCTTCAACAACCTACATGAGAGGAGAAATCCGACATCCTAAATGGGTTCTTTTGAGTAAAGAGAAGAAGGTTGATGTTATCATCCTTGACCGTAAAGGTATGAATTATCGTATAGGGGTTGGTCCTATCATGCACCCCGAACACTACGGGGCGCGTTCTGTTGAGTTTGAAGAACAGCATTACATGGATGTTGGTAGCGCGAAAGGTCCGAGAGGATTTGATAAGGGAGAATATGTCGCTGTCTTCTGCACAGGAGTCACATGCAACAAAGACGAACATCCAACTTACAACATTCGTTCCGCGCGTATTGACCGAGACTCAAGCCCTCAAGCCACAGATAGCGTTGAATCATTAGCAATAATGGCAGGTGACTCAAAAGTTCCTCACCGAGCAAGACTCAAGAAAGGTCGCGTTCATATTGAATTCCCTTCGCTACACGATGAGGCAATCTATCAAGTCAAACAAGAAGACGGTGGATGGTCGCTACAAATAGAGAAGAGTATGTGGGGCGAAGATGATTACCTTTTCAAATTAGCAGAAGATGTGCGGCCTTATTGGCAACCATTAGTCACAGTATTGCTTAAGCGTGACAAGAAAGAACCCGAAGTGAAACCCGAATTTCCCGCAGGACACTCCAAAAAGCGTAAACATATCCTACCCGAAGAAGAAGAGATTATCAAGCGCGGGCTTGAAATGGCTGAATTGATGTTAGGCCGTGTATCAAAAGAGAAGATAACATCCACAGGCGTTGAAGGGCTTGGAATAAACTACGCAGGTGCAGATGTTGAATCCCCGCGCGGACCAACTACTAACATGACTGACGATACCAACTTAGACTTTGACCCGTCGGAACGAGATTACAAAGAAAAGCCCGCTACCGCGCGTAAGAAAGAGACTCGTATTCGCACTACTGAGGGCGAAGAAGCCATCACTGATAACCGTGGTAATATCACTATAACCAAACCGCGCGTTTGATATACAAGAAAACCGTGACGAGATTTGATGGCACTTCTCGCACCTACCGCATCCACCCCCCTTGTTCTCAAGGGATTTGGTGATGACTTGGTTGTTGCAGGCTACGCGTCAGTTGAGATGGTTGACAAGCAAGGCGACCTTATTACACGAGGAGCGTTGAAAGAAGCGTTCACCGGATTTATGAAAGCGGAAGACTTCCGCAATGTTCAACTTGCTCATTCTAACATTCAAGTCGGAACAGTTATTCCGACCTTTACTGACAGCAACGGGCGCGTTTGGAAATCCGAAGTTGACGATACAGGAATGTTTGTAGTCATTAAACTACGCGGGGATATTGAAAAAGCCCGTGAAGTTGCATCCGAAATCCGCAAGGGCAACCTGCGGTCGTTCTCAATAGGCGGTCAAGCCTTTGAGCGTGTCAACAAGAGCGACGCAACCCGCGGTGACTACCGTGAAATCCGTCGTATGGAACTCCACGAGGTTACGATTTGTGAAAAGGGTATCAATCCCGAAGCACAATTTCGTATTCTTAAGGAGGACACAGGTGATACTATGACCGACCCAATGAGTGAATTACAGAATGTATTAGAGCGTCTATCAAAGAAGTTAGACGACGACGACAAAGATAGCCCCTTCCCTCCTAAGAAAGAGAAGAAAGAAGACGACGAAGACTCCGACAAAGGATTTGATTTGGGCGAAGAAGACGAAGACGAAGGCGGCGAAGAAGATTCCCCCTTCCCTCCTAAGAAAAGCAAAAAACCTACACTCCCCGGCCTTGACGAAGACCTTGACGAGGACGACGACGACGGCGAAACCGAAGATTTAATGTATGGTGATGACATGACTACAAAAGCAGATGATATGATAACAATGGACTACCTTAATTGGCTGGAAACAACAGTTAAGGGACAAGGACACAATGTTGGTGACGCTCGCGCTCACTTTGACAATGTGAGCAAAGGGTATGGACCGGGACAATCCGGCTTTGACCATCGTGGACAAGGTTCTCTTGAAGGCGCTGGCGAAGGCGAGTCCTCCAAGCGTCCTAAGATGGACTTTGGTTCTGCACCTCGCGGAAACACAAATGTCATCAAGGGCGATTACCTTGCACCAAGCAATGTATCTCAATCCGATATTGAATCGGCTTATGAAGTTTACAAAGCCGCGGCAACAGAACAACAATTCAAAGGCTCACTCGGAGACTACTTCTCCGACCGCCTATCAGCAGAACAAAAAATTGCAAAGAACGAAAAAGCGAAGAAAAATTACGATGCTCGCAGACCTCTTCTTGAATTACAGAAGGCTGTGGTCGCTTTAGACCAACGCATCAGTAATGTAGCAGTTAGCGGCGGAGAAACACTTGCTAAGAGTGCTTCGTCCGCTTCAATTACCGTTCCCAATACTACGGAAATGGCAAATATGTCGTGGGACGATGTTCACCGACTTGCCTACAAAGCATTGAAGGGAGAGTGAATAATATGGCACGAAATTATGTAAGGACAGTTCAAGACATGGAAAGATACTACTACGGTGGTGCGGCGCAAACAGGATATACCTACTCAAGCGGAGACATTTTGAAGGCAGACAGCCCAATGATGTCAACGACAGCAGGAACATATCAAGCAGTTTATGGGCGCAAGGTTTGGTCGCAACTAAACCAAGAATTTAACGCCTTTTCAATCCTACCTAAGAAACCGTGGGAAAGAAGCGGTTGGAGAATCCTCACCGAGCGCGCATCCTTTACTAAGGGTGGCGGTCTTTCTGAGAACGCAACGCTACCGGAAACCACAAGACCGGAATTCCTGCATGTCGCGGCTAAGCCTAAGACTATTGCACATACCTTTGACTTATCCGAAGTCGCTATGTTCCTATCCGACAAGGATGACGGAATGGGCGATGTTCGCCAAGTCCTAAAGGAAGAAATGGGTAAGCACCACGCTGAGCATGTTAACAAAATGATGCTTGAGGATGTTACAACCCCTGCCGGAAACAACTTTGAATCACTTGACCGTGTTACAGCAGACCCCGACAAACTAACTGTTGCCTCCGGCTCAGTTGACACTCTCGGCGACCACGACATGTATTCAATTACTCGTGACGGTAGTGCGGCTTTCCACAGTGCAGAATGTGATATTGGCGGCGACGGTAGCGGAGCATCAGTTAACCGTAACTTATCTCTTAACCAACTTGATGGATTATTCCAACAGATTTGGACCCGTGGTGGCAATCCAAAGGTTATCCTAACCGGCTACGACACTTTGATGCGCACACAGCAACTCCTACAATCTCAACAAAGATTCATGGACAGCAAGCGTATTACTCCTACATACTCCGGTGTGAAGGGTGTTCCGGGTATTGAAGCAGGATTCATTGTTGCAACATACAATGGTGTCCCAATCATTCCTACTAAGGATATGGGTGACGAAGGTGCAGGTTCTCTATCTCGTGCTTACTATCTTGATACTGATTATTTGTGGTTCCAAACTGCAATTCCTACGCAATACTTTGAATCCGGTATAGAAACCGGCGACCCATTCGCGATTAACCGTCTTGGACAAGAGGGGCTTTACAGAACTATGGGAGAACTTTGGTGTTCTTTCTTTGGTGCAAGTGGTAGCATTCGCGATTTACAATGAGGTGATTAGATATGTCAGTAACAATAACAACAGGAGCAGGATTAACTACATGGGCTACAAGTTTAGAATTGGATTTATATGCGGGTTCACCGGATAATTCAGTTTGGTCGGGAACCGACTACCCCGGTGCGTTAACAGCATTTGAACCAAGACAAACCGACGGTGCTAATGTAGCAGGGCTTAAACTATTATGTGGCTCAGCAGTAATTGCAGACTACAAAGCGGCGGCAATCACACTAAAAGTAACAGGTGAAGCAACACATATTGTTTCATTCATGCTTGGTAGCGCAGGAACACTTGACCACGCAACAACAGGTGTTGGTAGTGGAGTCTTAGGAGCATTAACATCCGCTACAACTACCGGATTGAACGATACCCTAACATTGACCTTCCCCGGCGGCGCTTCCAATGTCACCACAGCAGATGTTCAAGTTTGGCTTGTATGCGCTTGAGGTGAATATCCATGCCTACGATTATTTACAAAGGCCCGCATAAGGCGGGTCGCAACATGGGTCGTATGGGTTTTTGGTCTTGGGGACGAGCAGAAGAAAGGTCACAAGAGTGGGTTGATACTCATGCGCGCGGCCTTGTTGGAGAGTTTTTAGTTGATGGCGTGAAGTTCGCGCTACCTACTCCTACACTTGCAAAGGTGGACGAGAGTAACAACGGGATTCCTAACACTAAGTGGACTAAAGGCGATATTATGTCATGGTTAGACGAAGAAGGGGTTACATATTCCTCCTTATCAACCAAAGCAAAGTTACTCGCTAAAGTCACCGAACACCTTAATCCAACCGAAGACTCTATGAGCGAAGGCGTTATGGATAACACAATAGGAGATGAACAATAATGGCATTAACATTTACAATAGATAACAGACCTCACAGCATCGGCGACTTAATCCTACTTAGCGGAACATTTGCCGCGACAGCAGTGGATGTAGGCGTAATTGACTTATCAGCGCACCTTAGTGATATTCTAAGCGCGACAGTCAATGGCGACACCGAAGACAACACAGGTGGCGGAGTGGATGGCGCGTTTGTATTAATTACAGCGGCATCAACTCTAACCATTGATTGCGTTAGTGCTAACACAGGTAAGTGGACAGCAATAGGTCGCCGTTGAGGTGATTTATTTTGTCCGATACCAAAGTGTTTGAATTCACACCCGACCAAGCGACTGAGACAGGCGCGGCAGTTACGGCAGGGGTTCAAAAGGTCCTTGACGATTACAGCAACGGTAAAACAGTTGAGAGCGTAACATCTTACACAATGCAAGGAAATCTATATGTCGTGGTAGTCACTTCTTGAGGTGATTAGCATGACAGGTTTAACCCCACAAGACATTCACAGAATGGCTAAGCAAGGTTGGGCGCAAGACGAAGGCGACCGTGTGGATGACACCCAACGCGATAGACTGAAAGGTGTTGTTAAGAATCAAAACACTCGTTCGCGAAACATTCGCGATGTTCTCAACATTGGCGCAGGAACGCGCTGTCGTCATTGTAGCATGTTGCATTTCTGTTACCTTGAACGGTGCGGGGCTTGTAACAAAGCAATGGATTACAACCTCGGCAAAGTTGAGAAGGTGGTCTAATGCCTACCGTTTTCCAAACAGGCGAACGAGCATCTCGTCCTCTTGACCCTACGCGTCTGTATTACACATCAGCGCAAAAGGTTGCAGATATTCTTCAAATCCCTTTACCCGACCCTGTGTATCTAACAGCGGATTCTAACACCAACGCTACAACCGCGCTTATTTCAGCGAGTGATTACAGACACACCGGCTTTGAAGTTGGTGATAGCGTTGAAATCGCGAGTGATGTTGAGATGGGAGAAACTGTGGTTATCACCGCTATTGCTCGCGACGGAGCCGCTGTGGTTATCACATGGGTTGGTGGGACTGTTGGAGACTACGACATAGCAGACAACGCGTATATCCAACCTCTTCAATCATTTACTAACGGTAAGCGTAAAGGTGTAACCAAGTCTCAAGTTGAGACTTTGATTCAGCGCACCCAAGATAAGATTGATAACCTCACTAATAACTCATGGCGACCTATGTTACAGTCCGCAGAATATCTTAATTTTGACACATACAAACCATACAGAAAACGATACTATACAGATTATGTTGGTTCAGTTCCTCTCCTATTCCGTAATGTTCAACAAATCATGAGACTTGAGATTTGGCAAGGTAGTGAGTATCGTGAGATAGCGGCGGCAGAAGTAAGACTCAAGGTTATTGACTTCACTAAACTAACAGCCGATAGCGATGCGGTCTATCTATGCCCCGGTGGTGGTGGTGTTGCTACCCTCACTGTCGGAACATCATTATCAAAATTCAATGCTCAATTCAACAACACCACTACCGCGCAACAACTATCCGACCTTATCAATAAAGACTTGAGGCGTGGTAAGTCTGCTATTCTTTTCTCTCCATCTTTCACTCATGAAGACGCGGAGGCAAGCGGCGGAACTGTTGTTGCTAACCTCCATCATGAGTTTATGGCATCAGCCAATGCAGACTACGGTAGCGCACAAATCAAAGTTTCAAGTATGCGCCGAGGTGGTGCAGGCGAAACAGCCACAGTAGCCGTTACTGATGAAACAGGTATCAGCGTCACAGGTGCATCTTCTATCATAGGAACAGTAGTTTCAGCCACCTCAACCACTATTACTCTCACAGACACATCATCGTTTGCAGACTATGGTATTATTAAAATCGGCGCTGTGATAGGATATTACACAAGCAAGACAGGCAATGTGCTGAATGGCGTTACAGACCTTGCGGGTGACATAAGCGCGGAGGCGATAGCGGAGGCAGTTGTTAATCAAACAAGATTCACCATTGATTATCACGGAGGCACAACCGGAGACGAAGCGCGCTTGCGTGATTGGTGGTGTGACTACGACATGGGTATCATTTACTTCAACAACACATATCCTTACTTCTCATGGAATGCTGTCAAGGTTTCTTATGTCTATGGTGAGCGATATGTTGAGAAGGCAATTGAAGACATATGCACTAAATTAGTAGCGATGGATTTGATACTATCCGATGACCGAAGCGTTCTCCTCCCCGAAGGCACACAGAATGTTGATTTGGGTTCAAAATACCAACTCCTAAAGGCTCAAGTAGCAGAAACCTTACCGCGATATGTGGAGGTGATGACGCTTGACTGATGTATTCAACAAAGCCGCGTTCTTGGCAGATATAGAACCTACACTCAAAGCAATGCGCGCAGAAACCATTTGGGGCAAAGAAGGCCGCGCGTATCTATTAGCCTCAGCAGATGCTTATGGTTACGAGATTGACTCAAACAGCAAGATACTACTCAAAAACGGTTCAGTGATGACCCCTAAACACAAGGATTACGAATCAATCGTTAGCATGGCAAAGAAAGATGCAAGCAACGGTCCTCTATGGAGGGACATGTGATGGCTCTTGAATCTATTGAACTTATTAAGAAGTTGTTTGATGACGGGTGGAATCGTAGTAACACTTCTCAAAGGAAACCAACCATCCAAGATATTACTACCGTCGCACCGGGCGGAAAAAGGCTTGACCTTTCTCGCTCGGACGCGTTGGTTCTCTATGAAACAGCACATAATGAAGAACAACCGGAAATCTTCTATGATTTCGTTCACACTCGTATCAATGTAACAGTGGATGCGCGCACAATGGAAGGTCGCGCGCAACTATCAAAGATGGAAGACGAGGTTCGGCGTGTTGTTCATACGAACAGAAAGGGTGATGGGGCCAACTTTGACCGATTACTCTATAAAACACGGACTGACCTTTCGGACAGAACGAAGCGGTTGCACCGCATGACTTTCCAAGTGGAAATAGTAATTTTCAGTGAACTAATAGCATAATAATGAGGGAAATAAGATGGCATCAACAGTGTATAAGGGAGATTTAGCAGAAGTAACATTCGGTCACGAATGTGGATTTACAATACCGCATGGTGGTAACAAAGGTATTCACCCGTATATCACCACAGTTGGCGATATATCAACACTCACATTTTGCGGAACCGCAATCACAGTAGCAATAACAAATGGCGGGTCGGGGCATGTAGCAACAAATGTAATCACCATGCCAGCACAACGCGGTGGGACCGCTGTAACAATCACAGCCTCGGCTGTTGACGGTAGTGGCATAGTCACCACCGCCGCAATCACTAACGCCGGAACAAATATCGCTGTTGGAGATGTTCTCACTCAACTATCCGCCGCTGAATCAACCGGACCCGGAATTGGTTTGGTAATGACAGTTTTAACTGTCGCTGTCCCCGCACCAGCCGGAGAAAGTTTTCACTTTGATGCTAAAGGACAACTCAAATACCCTGCCGGTATGCTTGTCGGTTCACTAATACGCGTCATCGGAGGTGGGAGTTACTCAACAGACGACTTCGCTACCACAGGAAATGTGTATAACATCGTTGCGAATTCCGGCCATACTATTTCTGTATCTCCGGCAATGAAGTCAACAGGTGTATCAACGAGTGGCGACGAATTAATGTTGGACACTATCTTAACCCCTACGGTTGACACAGGAATGGCTTACAACTCCTTAGCGGATGCAAGTGATGAAACCATACTGACCGACCAATTCGTTGGTCTTGCGGCCACTATCTCATTACCCGAAACCAAAGTGGAGATTAAACGAAGCCATGTTATCGGAGTCGGAAGAGATGTCGTTATCCAAGAACCTCAAAGCATAAAGAATGAAGGCGGGTCTATGG